ATACAACACAAGGTGAGCGAGATGACTAAGAGCATTGAAGGTAAGATACTTAAGACAGACGACGAACAGCGTCTAGTCTATGGCTGGGCCTCAGTAGTAACCGAGAATGGTGAAGCTGTAGTAGACCGCCAAGGGGATGTTATCGAAGCTGACACACTTGTGAAGGCTGTTAATGAATTTATGGAGCATGTGCGGGTTGGCAAGGCCATGCACACGGGAGAGCAAGTTGGTGTAGTAGTACACTCCCTTCCGATCACTAAAGAAATTGGTGAAGCTCTAGGAATCCAATCTGATCGTGAAGGATGGGTCGTTGCTTATAAAGTATTCGACGATAGCGTCTGGGATATGGTCAAATCTGGTGAACTCGCTGCGTTCTCTATAGGTGGACGTGCTATCAAGGAGGAAATCTAACATTGCCTAATCTCCTAAAAAACTTGCACCTTGAAGAACTTTCCCTCGTGGATCGTCCAGCCAATGCTCAGGCAATGGTTAGTCTCTTTAAGCGTGACAATTCCGAAGAGGAACTTACTAAAATGACAGATGATATGGAAGCCAAAGTAAAGGCGTACATGGAAGATAAAGCATGTGGTAAATCAGAGGCTATGAAAGCCCTTGGCTACGACATGATGAAATCGGAAGAAGAGGTTGCTGAAGCTGCTGAAGTAGATAAGTCTGAAGAACTCAACCTTGAGGTTCTTAATGCTACTGTAGAGAGCCTTAAAATTGACAATGAGCGCCTTCGCAAAGGTCTTATTGACAACGGTTATGTAATTAAAGCTGAAGCTATCGAAAAGAAAGCTGAAGTGGAAATGATGGACATCGAAGGTGAGATGGTTGTTAAGTCAGACATCCCAGCCCCAGTCCTTAAAGCCCTAGAAGCTGCTGCTGTAGAGAAGGCTGACCTTGAGTTGACTAAACGTGCTGGCGAGTCTCTCCCACACTTTGCAACTGATGTAGCTAAATCCCTCGTAGCTAAATTCTCCGAGGATGAAGCAATTATGGAAGCTCTTAAGGCCGCTGACGCAGCTTTTGAAGCCTCTATGCAAGAATTTGGTAAGTCTGATGTAGACGGCGAGTTCGCTACCTCTGCCGACAAACTGGATGCTCTCGTAAAGTCCTACATGGACGACAACCAACTGAAAAAGAGTGAATTTGCCAAGGCTTATGCTGCTGTCGCTAAGACAGATGCTGGTAAAACACTCATCAATAAATCCTATAAAGGGGAATAATCATGGCTGTAATGCAATCACGCGACAACCGTACCTTCATTGCTGGGGAAGACCTATCCGCAGCACAATTCAAATTCGTAACACTAGAGTCAGACGGCAAGGTCGATCTAGCTGACTCTGCTGGTGAAAACGCTATGGGCGTATGCCTAGTGGGTGCTGCTGCTGAGGCTGCTGTCACTGTATGTGTATCTGGCTCCGTAATGGTAGAAGCTGGCGGCACAATCGCAGCTGGCGCTCAAGTACAAACTGGTGCTGATGGTACTGCTTTGACTGCTGCAACTGGTGATGTCGTACTAGGCTATGCTCGTGAAGCTGGTGTAGATGGTCAGATCATCGAAATCGAAATGATTCAAGGCGGCAACGTAGCAGCCTAATCTAAGCATTAAAGGAATAACATAATGCCACTATTGACCCCATCCGCAGTACATATTGACCAACCGTTGTCAAACTTGACACTGGCCTATGTACAAGAGCAAACAAACTTCGTTGCTGATAAAGTATTCCCAGTTGTTGGTGTACAACGTCAGTCTGACAAATACTACCTCTATGACCGTGCGAACATGAACCGCTCTGGTGACGTTAAGAAACTAGCGCCACGTACAGAAGTTAACCGCATTGGCATGGCAATCTCCAACGCTGCTTATTATGCTGACGTATATGGCATCGGCATGGACTTCGATGAGCAAACTCTTGCTAACGAAGATGCTATGTTGGAAGTTCGTGCAGCAGGTGCGCAAACACTTATCAACCGTGTCTTGATTGAGCGTGAAGAGCAGTTCGCTTCCTCATTCTTCTCAGCAGGTGTATGGACTACAGACGTAACTCCATCAAACTTGTGGTCAGACTACACAAACTCAACACCAATCACTGACGTAACTGCTGGTCGTCGCACCATGCAACTTAAGTCAGGTGGCTTCAAGCCAAACACAATGGTTATTGGTAAAGAAGTTCGTGACGTTCTGATTAACCACCCAGACATCCTTGCACGTTTGAACGGTGGCGCAACTGTAACAAACACAGCTTTGATTACAGACGCTAAATTGGCTGAAATCTTTGAAGTAGAGAACCTCTACGTCATGGAAGCTGTCAAGAACGGTGCTGTAGAAGGTCTAGCAGAAGCTAACGCCTTTATCGGTGGTAAGAACGCTTTGTTGGTACACACACCACGTACTGCAGGTCTTATGACACCTGCTGCTGGTTTGACATTCGCATGGAACAACATTCCAAGCGTAAACAACTTGGGCATCACAGTAGAGTCATTCTCTGACGATGCTTTGAAGCGCCAGCAAGTTGCAGAGCATATCCAAGTTAAAATGGCATACGACATGAAAGTCGTCGGTGCTGACTTGGGTTACTTCTTCGAAGACGTAATTGCTTAAGCCATAGTTGCTTTAAAATAAAGGGGAACCCTGAGCTTAGTCTTGGGGTTCCACCCAACCAATAAAAGAACATAACAGTATTCATATAATGGAGAGTCCTATGCACCCCTCACACTTGGGTTGGCAGGTCGATTGGCCTGTATTCGTTAAACTACCAGTTTCTGCTGATAACACTAACTGGAAACGTGGAGATCATTTTAACTGGTTAGAGCGAGGTATGCAGCAAGATAAGGTTGCTATACTTTACGCCACTGGTTATTTATACCACAACACAGAATTAGAAATACAGAACAAGGTTGGCGACAGACTGTCCGAACTAGCTGCAAGTCAGTTAGAGACCCTTGTTAATCTGCTAAACGCAGAAGTTAAATCACGTACCTCAAGCAAGAATGAGTTTGAGAGTAAGAAGTGTAAGAAGTCAAAGATTGACGATAAGCAAAGAGGTCTTATTCGTCGGTTCCTCAACTCTAACAGTTGGGTGATGGAAGACTTCTACACAATCCGAGATGGTATTCTCACCGACTAATTAAAACAACAGTGGAGACGGCTATGAGTTGGTCTTATGATCCTACAGATTTAGATACTAACACGGCTTCTGGTCGTCTCAACACAGTTCGGCTCTTAGTTGGTGATACTGAAACCCTCGACCAACAAGCTCAGAACGAAGAGATTACGTTCTCTCTATCACAGAATGGTGACAATGTTTACTACTCTGGTGCTTGGATTGCACGGGCTATTGGCTCTAAGTATTCTCGTAAGGTCAACACAGAGTTGTCAGGCGCTCTTAAGGCGGACTACAGTGACCTTGCCAAGCAGTACAAGGCTCTAGCAGACACCTTAGAGTACCAAGGTAAGACATCTGGTGCATCCATAGGCGTTTTGGCTGGGGGTATCACTAAGAGCGGCATAGAGGCTGTACGGGCTAATACAAACCGTATCGAAGGTTCCTTCCGTAGAGATCGCTTTAAGAACCCTCCGAGCTATCAAACCCCAGAGTATGAATAAGGAGTAAGATATGTCGTTTCGCTCCTTTGACCTACTGAACCTAGTTAGAGACTTTGGTGAGACTTTAACTCTACGTCAGATCACAACCTCTGGTGCATATGATCCCTCTACAGGGTCTGTTACTGGTTCTAGTACAACTGACACTAGCTTCACTGGCTATATGTATAATTACACCTCGATGAACCCTTCTGAGATCATTCGTGGCTCTCGTAAGTGCGTTATTCCCTCGTTAGGGTTTACCCCTGAGCCTGAGCCTGATGATCTTATCTTAGGTAATGGCGACACAGTAAAGATCAGCAGGGTTCTTACGATCTGGTCTGATGGTACTGCGGTATGTTACTTATGTGACGTGGAGGAGTAACATGAAGAGTAGTAGTTTTACTGTTAACTCTTCATTCTACAAGAAGATTAAAGACATTGAGGTTGAAGTCCTTGGTGGCGTCAAAGGTAGGCTAGAAGATATAGCACGTACTGCTGTAGACTTATCGCCAGTAGACACAGGTGCTTATGTCACGTCATTCTCCTACAATGTAGGTGCGGGTCGTCCAAGGGGCAAGGACTCAGCTAATCGACCCACTGCTACTGCTCCAGAAGGTCAAATGACTGAGGGCTACGATAACCTACTAGAAGACATATCTCGTATCAAAAGT